CCTAATCCTTCTATGGCCCCATTCATTAAGTGGGACTATATCCTTAGAGAATACGCAGCCTCTCTTGATCTCGATGAAGACAAGGTTGTCAACGACCCTCGTGCCGCAGGTATTCAGGCTCTTCAAATGAAGAAGATGCAGGAACTCATGGGCGCTGGTCCAGAGGCTGGAGCCGGAGGTGCACCAGTAGAAGGTGCAGGAACCCCTGCTCCATCAGACCCTACCGGTAACGGTAACGGAAACATTGCCCCCGGTAATGCTCCTGCACCCGGTGGTGAAGGCTTCTCAGGGCCGCCAGCATGAGGAAAGAAGTAGCAAACGAATTGTACGCACTCGTCAATACTAAGGCTAACATGGATGCCCTAAACCTCTATGTGAACCTTAGGATTGATTTCCTCAAGGATGAGCTAGCCTCTGCCACGGCATGGGATACAGTCCAAAAGTTTCAGGGTGCAATCGAAGAACTCAAACGCTTTTCAAAATTGAGAGACGAAGTCAATAACCCGAGGGATTAAACATGGATAAGATAGCTATTAGAAACGTATCTACTGATGTCCGTGGCAATCAGGTTGTTGAATACATCGATGCGAATACAGGTGATCCTTTGCCGAGTGCAGAGGGCTATCAGATCGTAGATGACTGGCAGAATGGGCAACCGTCCAACACTAAGAGTTATTCTAATACGACTGTAGACGCAGGTATCGACACAGAAGAACCAGAACCCTTTTGGCAGAGGTATCGTGACCAAGGTAATGGAGATCCATCGGGAAACTTTAATAGTGACCGTTCGACGGATGCCTCTAACAACTTCGGTTACACCTCTAAGCCAAAAGGTCTTGGTCTAATGGCAGCAATCCTACCGGGTCCTCTCGGTATGGCAGCCAAGGGTGTCAGCATGGCGATCAACGCCGGTAACACACATAGTACCAATAAGGCTCGTGAGTATCTCGGTCTTGAAGAAAAGGGTCTGATGTCTTCCATCGGTGGAGCCATGAAAGATCGTAAGGGCTATGTCGGTGACGTCCAGTTTGAAAACAATCCTAATACTTATGCAGTCGGTCTAGACGCACAAGACTCTAAGAAGCGTACGACGATGACTCCTGACGAAGCCCGTACAAGGGGTATGTTGGCAGGTGGTCTTCATGAGGCTACTAGAGAAGAGAAGCAGCAGAATCTTAAAGACTTCAAGACAGACAAGAAGGCGACCCTTGAAAAGTCTCCCCTTGGTGCTCTTGATCTTCCGACTCCTTCTGAGAGACCTTCTGTCCCAATGGGCAAGACGTCTCCTGTAAAGGGTGCTGTCTCTCCTCAGTCTCTGGCCTATCATGGTCTAGGTCTTGCAGACTTTGCTCCGTCAGACGATCCTGATCTTCCTACGAGAGACATGGCTAAAGTCGCCTATGACCTCGATAAGGCAGGTCGCTCTGAGATCCCTTCTTCGGGTATCGGTTCTAAGGTCTCTGACGTCGTGACTGACGTACTCGGATCTGGCTATACAGTCCATGTCACATCTGGTCAGGAACCAGAAGGACGTTCTCCTGTCGGTACTAAGTACAGGCATCCAGAAGGTACTGCTGCCGACCTAGATATTCGTGACCCTCAGGGACGTCCCCTAAGCCTAAACAATCCTCAGGATCGACAGGCCATTGCAGACGTCGCACAAGGTATGGCTGCCCGCTACGGAGGTAACTTCGGGATGGGTAAGGAATACATGGGTGACAAGACGATGCATATGGATACGATGGACCTTGCGTCTCATCCTGGAGCAGGACCCCAGTGGGCCTCCTTCGGTAAAGAGATTGGTAGTACCCTCGATCAGTCCAGAGCAAACGGTGTCATGCCTTCTCAGTACTATGACATAGAGAATGCCCCTACCCCTCAGGAACGTCCTGCAGGTGGCTTTGACGATCCTACACAGGGTCCAGAGATGGCCGGACAGGATTACGGAGACAGACAGGTAGGTGGCTTTGCTAACGGTCCTAAGAAGTCTTCTCTGCCCTCGTATGACGCTGCTGTGGCACAGACTACTGTCAACCCTGATCGGTTCAAGGGACTGACTGACGAAGAACGTGGACTCATGGGTAAGACACTTGCCGGTGAGATCGACAGAAGTCAGACAGACCTCTCGACACCAGAAGGACAAAAAGAAGCACAGGGTATTCTCTCTTCTATCGAAAACAGAGTATCTAAGTACGGGTCTGTCACCGGAGCCATTCAGGCACCCAATCAGTTCTCGACTTGGAACAATCCTGCAGCCGCCAATACGGCCACAAAGAATTATGACGCAGACAAGACTACCTTCGATAGTATCGTCAGTAAGTATGTCAGCGATCCTACACAAAATCTAGGCTTCACTTCTTACCACAACCAGAAGGTCAATCCTTCTTGGTCTGCAAAGATGGAGAATCCTACAACCATTGGACCTCACACGTTTGGTACTCTTCCAGAGTATACGGCAAAAGCCCCTACGTCCGTCCAGCCGCATACAGTATTTAATACAGCCGCAATTACCTCACCTACATTCGCAGGTAAGATGGCTGATGACAGTTTGCCTTCGTTCTCTGGTCGTACCGAGACGGTGGCTAATAGACCTGCCACTAGTAGTACATCGCCTACCGCCAACACTTCTGGAACTGGTTTTGCCAGATCTTCGAATGACACGGCTAGCAATACTAATAGTGGTAGTAGCAGATCAGCCGGACTGATGAGCTCGATGAGCACAGCCGCAACGTCTGCATCAACCAAGAGCACTGACAAAGATAAGACCACTCAAGGTGGTTGGGGTCAACGCTCTTACTAATCCGGCTACCCATTACCTCCACAATACCGTGGACTACTTGTGGCCCCATAAGGAGAACATATGTCTAAATATCGTAACATCCGTAAAGACGCTCAAGATGCTGAACTCGATGAAGTCGAGAAGGAACAGAAGCGGCTTGCCGAACCTGCCACTACCGTCGAAGATGAAATGTGGAAGAAGAGGTATGGAGACCTAAGGCGACACAGTGACCAGTCTATTGCAGAAGCAAAGGCTCGTACTGATGAGCTTGAACGTAAACTAGATGCTGCTCTTCGGGGACAGCTTAAGGCACCCAAGTCTGACACGGAAGTCGAAGCATGGGTCAAAGAATACCCTGAGTTCGCTGGAATTCTAGAAACCATCGTACAGAAGCGTATTACCGAGGCCACTGCCTCAACGACTAAAAAGATTGCTGAGATCGAGACCGAGAAAAAGGAACTCGATGCAGAACGTGCATACATGGCGCTCAAGAAGCGTCATACTGATCTGGACACCCTTACTCAGGATCCAAAGTTCCACGCTTGGCTACAGAGCCAGTCGAAGCGATATCAGGACGCTATTTATAGTTCCCTCGATGTCGAAGAGGCTTCCTTTGTTATTGACAAGTATAAGGCTTCCTCGCCAGCATCCAAGGTGGATGACGACGATGGCTTCAACCCTAATGACGCTGCCAAGGTGGTACGTCAGGCAAAGGTTGTAGATGAGCCTGTGGTCGATGGTGACTTTGAGTTTAGTGAGTCCCAGATCGAGCGTATGTCCAAGAAGGACTCTCGTTGGTTTGATAAGAATGAAGAGAAGATCATGGATGCAATGCGCAAGGGTAAGATCCTCATGGACCTTTCGGGTGGTGCCCGCTAAGTTCTGAGTCTTACTGACAGAACAAATTCATAGAAGACAACTCATACTAATAGCCCCTCCCCTAACCTGGGGAGGATTACCTACATAGAATGACCTCTCTAGTAGATTTTGATCTTTGTTACTTTAACAATCAATCAATTTTTAATAGGAGAATTAATATGGCATTTCCAAGTGCAACCGGCTATGGCAACCTTCCTAATGGCAAGTTTAGCCCGGTAATCTATTCGCAGAAGGTTCAGAAGCAGTTCCGTAAGAAGTCTGTAGTTGAAGACATTACGAACTCTGAATACTTCGGTGAAATCTCTAACTATGGTGACTCTGTCCAGATCATCAAGGAACCTGAAATCGCTATCAGCAAGTATGCCCGTGGCACTCAGCTGACGTCGCAGGACCTCGAAGACCAGGACTTCACCCTGATCGTTGACCGTGCTAACTCGTTCCAGTTCCAGGTCGATGACATCGAAAAGAAGCAGTCGCATGTCAACTGGATGGACATGGCAACCGACCGCGCTGCCTACAACCTCGCTCAGGAATTCGACTCTGACGTTCTCGGTTATCTGACCGGCTACGAAAAGAGCACCTCGACAGGTCTGTGGACTGCACGTTCGGCTCCAGTCGGTACCAAGTCGGAAGCCTCTGCTGACTCTGACGAACTCTTCGGCATCCATAAGCTGAACCGTTCTTCGTTCGTTTCCGGTGGCGCTGCTGCCGACTCGATCGCTGTTGGTGTCTCGGGTACCTATGACGCAACTCCTCTCCAGATCCTCAACCGTTTCAACCGTCTGCTCGACCAGCAGAACGTTGAGAAGGAAGGTCGCTGGGTTGTTGTTGATCCGGTCTTCCTCGAAATCCTGATGGACGAAAATTCGAAGTTTGTGAATTCTGACTGGCAGGAAGGCGAACAGCTTTCTAACGGTAAGATCTCTGCCTCGAAGATCCGTGGTTTCCGCGTGTACTCCTCGAACAACCTTGCCTACATCGGCAACGGTCCGGGTACTCCAGACAACAACGGTTCGCAGACGGACTACGGCTTCATCGTCGCTGGTATTGATTCGGCTGTTGCTACGGCAGAGCAGATCAACAAGACGGAAAGCTTCCGGTCGCCGTTCGGCTTCTCCGACATCGTTCGTGGTATGCACATGTACGGTCGTAAGATCCTGCGTCCGCAGGGCCTGCTCCGCGCTGCTTACAACAAGAACTAATCTTAAAAGCTAAGGAGAAATTAAATGGCTACTATTACGACTCTCTCTAATCCACTTGGCCCGGTCGGCACGCTCGTCCGCCATATGGATAACACCAAGCTGGTGTCGGTTGTCTGGAAGGAAATCGATCTCGCTGCTGCCGCTACGGCTAAGGGTTCTGCCCTCGTCGCTACCGACGTCATCGAGACCGTCCGTGTTCCGGCTAACTCGGTCATCCTCGGTGGTTGGGCTCAGAAGACTGCTGCTCTCACAGGTACTGTCTCTGTCCTGACTGTCTCGGCTGGTATCACTGGTGTCAATGCTACGGCTTATGCCAACGCATGGGATGCCTTCGGTGCTGCCGTCGGTGGTTACTCGACTCCTGGTGCTTCGACTCCGGTCATCGTATCTGCAGTCGGTGGTGACACCGTTGACATTCTACTCGCATCTCTGACTGGTACTCTGACGGGTGGTAAAATCCTCGTTGCAGTCCTCGTTGCAGACACGACTGTAGATGCCCGTGGGACGATTGCCCAGCCTAAGTCCTAATTAACCTAATCCTGTGGGGGTCCTTGTGGCCCCCATTGGTCTATCTGTAAAAGGGGTTAGTTATGGATAATTATGACCAAAGGCTTTCCATTCTTGAGAATTGGAGAATTGTTGTCGACGTTGCCCTTGGCAAGAATGATGTAGATCGTTCATACGTCAAACAAGAACTCAATGACATCAAAGAAGAGATCAAAGACTTTAAGAAATCGATGAGGAATTTGTCCTATACCATTTGGGCAGCCGTCATTGTTCTAATAATCAGGTGGGTCGCCGCTGGCGGTCTTGCCCTACCATCACATATAAATCTACCTTAAGGAGATCTAAATGGCTGTACAATACTCTGTTGCAGTACGTAATGCCAAGCTCGATGCATTCGAGTCTACGACTGGTACGTCCGCAATTCTTACAATTCGTTCTGGTGCTGCACCGGCTAACTGCGCCACTGCAAATAGTGGTACTGTACTGGCTACGTGCACTCTTCCTTCTGACTGGATGGCGGCTGCCTCCTCGGGCACTAAGGCCCTCTCTGGTACTTGGCAGGATACTTCCGCCGACAATACTGGTACTGCAGCCCACTTCCGTATCCACGACTCGACTGGCACGACTTGCCACATGCAGGGCACCGTGGGAACTTCTAGTACTGACATGATTGTGGACTCGACTGCGTTCACGGCTGGTCAGGCATTCTCGGTTACTTCGTTTACACTGACTGCTGGTAATGCCTAATTAATTAAAGGGGAAGGTGACCTATGGCTATTTCTTATATCGGTTCCGGTACAGGCACGACCTCCGCCACTTTCCCCACCCATGCCGCCGGTGACATGCTTGTCATATTTAGTTACAACAGTACATCTACTAGCATCCCTAGCCTACCTTCTGGTTTCACCAATCTAGGAACGTCTACCGGAACGACTTCTGCATACCGACTGAGTTATCGAATTGCGACTGCGGCAGGCACGACTACAGGAACTCTGAGTAGTACGACTGGAACGATTGCAGCCGCATATAGTAAGGCCAGTGCAAATCAGTGGTTTACTCCTGTGATCGGTACTGTAGGAACTTCCGCAGCGAGTACTAACTGGGTCACTGGTAACGGTACTGCCACTACGACTGGATATTCTAACCAGTGGATTTTGCTTTTTGGTGGTACGTCTTCGATCAATAGTACGATAGAAGCAGTCACTACCGCGACAAACACGGCGACGCTTCGTGCAAATTTTGTTGGTACTAACGTCGAAACAGTCCTTTACGACTCGAACGCCCACATAGCGAGCAACGGTAGTAACGCGACGCAGACGATTGCTATCGGTGGTACTGCCGGCAATAGTATGGGTATTAAACTCCGACTCGTCGAATACGCACCTATCTCTGCCACATCTTCTACTACTGATGCAAATGATACCGTATTATCTTACGCAGGTGGTCCTTACGCATATACGGGGACTGGTTGGGACAGCACTTATGACAGCTATCAGGCTGCTTGGATTGCCCGTCCTACTTACAGTAGTCTTATCGACGACAACGACACTGCGACCTACGGTGCCTTCTCGGCATGGCCAATCTCTAAGGCTATGTACACGACTGGTAAAAGATACGCTGAAATCACTGTCCAAGCCGGTACGGTAAACTCTGTCGCCGTAGCAGACCATAACATATACAACGGTCTCTATAAGCCAGTCGCCTCTGGTACAGCAATGAGTGCTGTGGGACCTGTGACAGGTTCTTACTCAATTCCCGGTCTCGGTACAATCGTGGCTGGTGACACTGTCTCTTATGCAGTCGACTTTGACAATAATATCGCTTGGATCAGGCGCAATGGTGGTTCTTGGTACGGTTGGAATGGATCTGCCCAGGTGGCAGGTAACACTCCTACGTCGTCTGGTGGCACCAATCCGGGTCTTGCATTCGGAAGAACCCCTGGTTCTGCCTACGGTATCTCTGCCCAGCTAACCACGGCTGGTGCTAAAGTCCTTCTTAGGACTAGGAACTTCCTCTACGCACTCCCGACAAACTTTACTCCTTGGGGTCAAGACAGTGACGAAAAGACTGTAATCTCTCAGATCACGACAAACAGTGATGACGGTTACGAGACATTCACCAGTGGTGTGACGTCTGCCTATACGGACAATCCTGACGCCTCTAGTGATAGTGGTCGTGCAGGTGGTAACAGTACTGCCCAGTATCTTCCATTCTGGAGATTCACTGGAATATCTATCCCTCAAGGGGCTACTATTACTCATGCCAATCTAGCACCTACGGTACCGGTTGTTGGTAGTACGAGTACTATAGTCGCAAAACTACAGGCAGTCGCAGACGACAACGTCTCGGCATTCACGACTGGATCACGTCCTTCGACAAGGACACTCGATGCAAACCAAGTCGACTATTATGACAGGGCATCAGATCCTGACTCGTCATTTAAGAATGTAAAGATTAACTCAATCGTACAGGCTATTGTCAGTCGGTCGGGTTGGACTTCTGGTAACGCCCTCGGCATTGTTTCTGACAGTACATTCACCAGCACTAATAACTGGATTCGTACTGGTGACACCTCTCTAGTAGGGGGTACTGGAACTTATGCCAATACGGGACGTGGTGCAGTCCTAAAGACTACCTTTACGGTAAGCAGATCTGCCTCTCTTGCAAGTACCGACAGTGACGACACTCTGAGTTCAAACTCTCAGGTTGCCATTAAAAGTACCCTAGCCAGTACTGATGCAGACGACACTGTAGTCGCCGATGCAAGACCACCCCGTTACTACATCTTTGACCACTCGTCTAAGACTTTCTCTGGAAGCTTTAACGACGGTCAGAACCTAGTCACTGGTATACGTTTTGCCATTGCTAAGACAGTCAAGATTACTCACGTCAGTATCTGGAAGACTTCTGCAGACGCACTGACTTCTCGTGAAGTAGCAATCTATAACAATGCAGGGACACAGGTCGCCTTCGGTACTAGCTCTTCTGAGCCTACCGGTGTCGGTCAGTGGATAGACATCCCTCTTAACACTCCTCTGACACTGACGGGTGAGGGTAACCTACCTGTCTTCTCTAACTACTATACTGCAGTCTCTGTAAGACGGGAATATCCCGCAGTCAATGGATACTATTCCATTACTGGTTATTACGACTCGACCTCTTCTGTCTATACTCCTGCACTAACTGAAACCAACGCAGGTGAGAATAACAGATACGACTACATCGGATCGAGTACATCAGTAGTCAACGCGACTAGTGGTGCCGGAGCAGGTGCAGACTACGGTATGGATCTTAGATGGACAGACGCTCCTCTCGGGGTGAATGCCACACTAGCCAGTACCGACGATTCTGACACTTTGTCGTCTAATGCTGCCCTACAGATTAAGGCATCCCTCTCGTCGACAGACGTAGACGATCTCCTTAGTTCTACGAGCACTCTGGCGATTAGGGCTACACTCTCTACGACTGACAGTTCAGACACCCTGTCTTCGAATGGTACTCTCCTAATCAAGGGTACTCTTTCTAGTACAGACGCTTCTGACACCCTAGTAAGTACAGCCACACTTCTGATCAAGGCGACACTCGGAACTACTGACGCGGACGAAACACTCTCCGCCAACGGTATTCTCCAATTGACCACGACAGGAACTCTGGCAAGTACTGACAGTAATGACACTGTCTCTTCTACCGCTACGTTGCTCATCAAGGGCACACTCTCGGTGACGGATGCCTCGGATACTCTCACGAGTTCTGGTGCACTACTCATCAAGGGGACTCTGGCAGTCACGGAAGGGGACGACACTCTCGATTCGTTGAGTTTTGTCGGTGATGGTCATACAGGCTTTGTCGCTAACTTCGACGAGAACGATACGCTGTCTTCTATCATCCTCAGGGGTGTCGAAGGAACTGTCTTTGTCTATGAGGGTGACGACACTGTCGTGAGTGCCTCTAGGATTGCCATACGAGCCTCTCTGGGAGCTTCTGACGTAGACGACATACTATCTAGCGTCGGACTACTGAAACTCTCTGGTACCCTGTCTGTGACGGATATGGATGACTTCCTTACTGCCTTCGGTGGTAAACCTCGGGAAGCCTCCCTCTCTCTGACAGACGATTCTGACATACTAATTTCGATCATGATCAGAATTCCATACGGTATCGAAGAGAATGAGAGCCGTCTTCCTTATGACGTAGAGACTAACTCGAATGGATCACCATTCCAGACTAAGACTAACAATCTTTATACTAATCTTCCATACGATGTAAAAGGATAACAAATGGCTGGTAGTACATTTCTCGAACTAACAAACAGAGTCCTTCGGAAGATTAACGAAGTCGAACTTACAGAGAGTAACTTTGCCTCGACAAGAGGTCTACAGTCTATCTGTAAGGACGCCGTTCGTGACTCGATCATGGAGATCAATCAACAGGATTGGGATTGGCCGTATCATGCAATTCAGACTACTCAGACGTTACAGCCTGGGGTTAATGAATATGTATGGCCGATCGATTTCAAGACTGTTGATTGGAATTCATTCCAGATTGTGAAATCCGAAGAGTTTAACATCAACAACACTCACCTCAGATACATCGACAGGGACGAGTGGTACAGCTATCAAAAAGATATAGACGAAGACAACGGCGTCAACGGACGTCTCCCTGTCTATGTCTTTAAGTCCCACGGTATCGGCTTTGGTGTGACACCAGCCCCTGACAAGACCTACACGATTGAATATCGATACTACAGGAATGAAACTCCGATGTCTGTCTTTGGTGACAAAACGGATATTCCGGTACAGTTCGATAACATCATCGTCATGGGTGCTCTTTGGCATATGAACCTCTTCCGTGAGAATGCTCCCGGTGTTGGTATCGCCCAAGAGAAGTTCAAGGCTGGTATCAAGGCAATGTACAACATTCTTGTCGGTATCCACGGAGACCATATCAGAGACACTCGGGTCAACTTCGGTGGGCCGGTAGATGTCAGCAATGGAGTATATCACACATGATGGAAACACTTGAGAGCCAAAAGGTCATTAGTATCGGTGGGCTCAATTCGACAGTCAATCATCTTATGTTGTCTGACTATGAACCAGGTTCTGCCGTAGAACTAGTCAACTTTGAGTCTAGTCTTTACGGTGGATATCGTCGGCTCTCAGGTTTTCTTCCCTTCTCAGAAGGTGCTCCTGAGGTTGATCCCTCGGGGGCCGAAGGGCCTATCCTTGGTGTGGCATTCTACGGTGACTCCCTCTTTGCTGCAAGAAAGCAGAAGGCTGGAAACACCTACGACTTCTACACCTACTCTGGTTCTACTTGGACTAAGCTTCCTACGGCATTCACTAAGAGCTCTGTAGGTGTCCTCCGTATTCGACACAGAGAGTTCAACTTTAACGGGACTCCTAAGATCGTCTTCACAGACGGTGTAAACCCAGGAATGGTTTATGACGGTGTCACATGGACACAGATTCTCATAGCAGGTTCTGGTGCGAGCTATGCAGCCGCAGGTGGCAATCAGACAATCGATAATCCTGAGTACGTAGAAGTCTTTAGAAACCACGTCTTCTTTGGTAAGGACCATCTTGTCTGCCACAGCTCTCCTCTCTCGGAGTATGACTGGACGGCCGCTGGTGGTGCGGGGCAGATCCCGATTGGTTACTCAATCAATCAGCTCAAGCCTTTCCGTGACGAGCTCTACGTCTTTGGTGTCACCCAGATCAAGAAGGTTTCTGTCTCTGGTACAGACTTTGTCCTCAATGACGTGACGACACAGATTGGTTGCCTCGCTGGTGACTCGGTACAGGAAGTAGACGGTAACCTAGTCTTCCTCTCTCAGGACGGCTTTAGGCCGATCTCTGGTACTGACTACATCGGAGACGTCAACCTTGAGACACTCTCTCGTAAGATCCAACAGCTCGTGACTTCTGAGGCCGAGACTAACGACATGACACAATTGACGTCAGTCCTCATCCGAAGCAAGTCTCAGGTTCGGTTCTTCTTCTCTAGTCCTAGCAAGAGCACTAACGCCACCTATGGTATCGTCGGTTGTATCCGTGCTGGACAGGATGGAGCCACTTCTTGGGAATGGGGTCGCATCAAAGGGATCAGAGCTTCTTGCTGTGTCTCGAAGTATATCGGTCCTACCGAGTACATCATCCATGGTGACTACAACGGTAAGGTCTATCGTCAGGAACAGGGTAACTCTTTCGACGGTGCCGCCGTACAGGCAATTTACAAGACGCCTTATCTCGACTTCGGTGAAGCCGGTGTCCGTAAGACGATGAAGAGAATTCGGTTGTTCATTCGTCCTGAGGGACAGTGCACCATCTCTACCAATCTTACATACGACTGGGCCAATACAGAAAAACTCAATCCTGACACCTACTCATTTGATGGTGCTACCGAAGGGGCTGTCTACGGACAGGCGATCTATGGAGTCTCTACTTATGCTACAACTACTACTCCAGTACTTGTCACTAACGTGGAAGGATCGGGTAACTCAGTCCAGATGGCTTATACGACATACGATACAAAATCTCCGTACACCATTCAGGGTGCGCTCTATGACTTTACCGTAGAAGGAAGAAAATAATGGGACTTAGTTATACTCGTCAGAGTTCAGCTGAAATCGTCGACGGTAATGAAGTCGAGGCTGGACCTATCAATGCTGAATTCAATGCCCTACAGGGAGCCTTCGACGGTAACCTTGGACACACTCATGACGGAACGACTGGTGAAGGTCCTAAGATCAACCTCACGACTTCCATCACTGGTGTCCTCCCTACGGCCAATGGTGGTATCTCTGGTATCAACAAGTTGGATGCCACAGTCAATCCTGCGGCTAACAACGACAATAGTCAGGGATATGCAGTAGGTTCTCTCTGGATCAACATTACCTCGAAGCTAGTCTTTATTTGTGTCGACGCCTCTGGTGCCGCCGCCGTCTGGACTCGCTTCCAGCCCTATGGTGGTCCACTGACTTCGATTGCATCTTTGACTACTGCAGCCAACCAGATGCTCTATACGACTGGTGTAGACACATATGCCACGACTGCACTGACACCGTTCAGCAGAACACTCCTAGACGATACTGACGCCAGCACTTGGCTGAGTACTCTGGGTGTATCTACCTTCGTCAAGACTATCCTAGACGATACTGACGCCTCTACAGTACTGAGTACACTCGGTGTATCTACATACATCAAGACACTTCTCGATGATGCCGATGCCACTACTGCAAGGGCTACTCTGGGTGTCTCTATCGGTACTCAGGTACAGGCATGGGATCAGGAACTTGACGCTCTCGCCTCTGTGACTTCGGCAGCCAATAAGCTTCCATACTTCACAGGGACAGGATCGGCTACTACGACTGATCTCACCTCTGCAGGACGTGCCCTCATCGATGACGTAGATACGACTGCACAGAGAGCGACCCTCGGACTCGGTTCGATGGCCCTACAGAACTCTACCTCGGTAGCCATCACTGGTGGTACACTGACTGGGACTTCTGTCACTGGTATGACTGACATCACTATCGCCGACGGTGGTACTGGTGCTTCTGACGCCTCTGGTGCAAGAACCAACCTTGACGTATACAGTAAGGCAGAAGTCGACGCCGGATTTGGTGCCGTAGCCTCTGTCCCTAGTTCTGCAATCATGCCGTTTGCCCGTTCGACTGCCCCTACGGGATGGCTCGAATGTGACGGTTCTGCAGTCTCTAGGACGACCTACTCGGTACTCTTCGGTATTGTCTCTACGACTTACGGTTCTGGTAACGGAACGACTACCTTCAACCTCCCAGACCTTCGTGGTGAATTCATCAGAGGTTGGGATCATGGTAAAGGTACAGACAGTGGCCGTGCTCTGGGTTCATCTCAGACGGATGCACTATCGAGCCATACCCATACTGTAATCGATCCGGGACATAAACATGCTATCGGCGTGTCGTACATCGGTTCTGGTAACTCTAGTACTGGTGGTTATGCTGGTAACGGTAGTAACCTTGATACTACTACTTCTGGGACTGGTATTACTATCGCCGCTACTGGTGGTATTGAAACCAGACCACGTAACTTTGCATTCATGTACTGCATCAAAACTTAATAGGAGACGAATATGCTGGTAAGAGATTGGAAGAATCAAATCAAGCACGCTTGGTCATTTCGACTGAATATCGTTGCTGGCATATTCTCCTTCCTAGAATTTATTCTCTGGTTTGTTCCTGATTGGTTCCCAGAATTGCCGAGAGGTATTTTTGCTCTGGTGTCATTCTTTGTCATCATAGCGAGTAACGTAATGAAACTAGTGTCTCAAAAGGAGTTCAGAGAAAATGGCGAGCAGACTAAGGAACGGTTCGATTGCTGCATTGGTGGCTGTCAGCTTGATCGGTGGCTTCGAAGGATACAGAGCGACGGCCTACCAAGACGTGATCGGTGTGTGGACTGCGTGTCAGGGGTTGACGAAGGGTATCAAGAAGGGGATGACATTCACCAAGAAGGAATGCGACGAGAAGTTCATTGCTGCAATTCAGGAACACGAAGAGGGAATGAGGAAGTGTCTAAAGGATCCCGATGGTATCCCTATCAGACCTTACATAGCGATGGTATCTCTGACCTACAATATTGGCGTCGGAGGCTTCTGCAAATCATCTCTTCCAAACAAGCTCAACCTTAAGCTCTACTCTCAGGCATGTGAAACACTTATGTCGTTTAACAGAGCCGGTGGTAAGATCTGGGCTGGATTGACTAATCGTCGAGTAAAAGAAAAGGCGTTCTGCAATGATACAACTCCTCTTTAAGAAAGAGACTTATTTCGCCCTTGGTGGTGTCCTCCTATTTCTGGGGGGCATCTACCTTGGATACAAATTAGGTATCGGTAAGTACTACGCCTATCAGCTAGAGGTTACTCAGGCAGTGACCGAGCAGAGAAATCGTATTGCTGCAGCCAACCAGTATGCCAAAGACAAAGAAGCAGAACGTATCAAAGAAATCACAAAGCTCAAGCAAGAGCTAGACACCAAAGTCAAGGAGCTCGAAAGTGAAGCAGATAAAGACCCTGATGCTAATAAGCCTGCTATCAGTGCTCCTAGCAGCGTGCGGATCAACAAAGTTAATATCCCTCGGACCAGTCCAACTAACCCCCGCTGAACAAGAGATGATGAAAGACTGTAACATCCCTGTGGATGTCATAGGTCCATTGACTCAGAAGCAGGTGGAAAAGCTTTGGATTTCTGATCGGGTTTCACTCATTGATTGCTACTACAGACATAAAGCATTTGTCGAATATATCCTATTGAGGGACGGACGAATTCAGAAGGAAACTAAATAATGGCTTATACTCAGGACAATTTTGACTGGCAGGGTTATATGGCTGCCAACCCTGGAATTCAACAGGGTGATAAAGCCGACAAGGATCACGAAGGTGCCAGAGCTTGGGCTGACTATCAGTCTAAAGGTGGTACTTGGTTGAATGCAGCCGACTCTGCTGCCAAGGCTAAGGCCGATGCCACGTATACACCTGGTGCTGACGTCAATCCAGCCAATGCCACTTCTTATGCAGGGCAGTTGGTTCCTGATAATCCAGACAACTTTATCTCTGGTGCAAACGGTACTTCTGCCGTACAGGCTACTCAGGGACAGACTGGTACTGCTGCTCAGGTAGATGGTAACGACCCTAAGCTTGGTCTTGGTAACACCCCTACGGTGACTAACACCAATATCGATCAGGTTGATCCTACTGCCGCCCATGACTATGACGTCACTAAGACCGAAGACAAGGTCAAAGACAATCAGATGGAAGCGGCTCAGGGTACTGTCTCTGACAAGGCTCAGATCAAGGATGTCCCTCAGGCTGATACGACTGGTATCGCCACTGGTACAAACAAAGACGGGACTAAGAATGAGCTCGGTACTGCACTACAGCAGTATGCCCATCAGGACATGTCTAACGTCATTGACACGAGCACGGCCGCTGGTAAGCTTCTTGCCCAACAGCTAGGCGATGGTAACTACGTCGACAGTAAGGCCACCCTAGAGGGTCAGCTTGCCATTCTGCAGCAGCAGTTTGTAGACCCTAATACTGGTGAACCTAAGATCCCCTCGTGGGCAGCGGCGACCGCACGTAACGTATCTAAGATTGCTGCCTTTGGTGGTATGACTGGTACTGCTGCTACAGCTGCCATGTCTCAGGCCCTTCTCGAAGCATCTCTACCGATTGCCCAGTCTGACGCTACATTCTTCCAGACACTGACTGTCAAGAACCTCGACAACAAGCAGCAGTCTACGATCAATGCGGCTAACGTTCTCGCTAAGTTCGAACAGACAAACCTAGACAATCGAATGACTGCAGCCGTACAGAACGCTCAGTCTTTTCTTGCCATGGACCTTAAGAACCTAGACAATGAGCAACAGGCTAACGTAATTAACAATCAGGCACGCATCCAGAGTATCCTTACAGATGCCAATGCGCAGAACGTCAAGGACCAGTTCATGGCACAGAGCCAGAATGACGTCGATAAGTTCTATGCCTCATTGAACACACAGATTTCTCAGTTCAACTCTAGTCAGACGTTGGATGCAGACAAGTTCAATTCTACGATGGAAGACAGTCGTCAGAAGTTCTACTCGGACCAGCAGTACAACATTGCTGTCGCCAACGCAAACTGGAGACAACAGATCCAGCTGCAAGACGACCAACAGAACTTCGAAGCCGCGACTACCGACGTAAAGAACAATGTCGATATCTCGACTGCCGCACTTAATCAGCTTTGGGATCGTTCAGACGCCCTACTCGATTATGCGTTTAAGTCTTCTGAAAGCCAGAAGGATCGAGACGCAGCAGTGGCAATGGCTAAACTCCAAATCAAGGCTTCTACTAAGGGTGCCAACATGGCTGCTCTCGGCTCTATCGCCGGTGCATTCGTGGGTTCCGATAGTTTCACAAGCATGATGAGCGGTATTTTCAGTTAAAGGATAAGGTGACAATATGATCGATGACGATGAAGCAATGAGACGCGCAGTTAAGGCGTACTATGACGGTGCTGGATTTGAGTCACTGGAAAAAGCTACTGGTAAGCCAATCAAGTACACGAAGAAGTTCTTTGATGATCAAGAAGCACATATCCGTAAGGGACTAGTTTCCAAGGATGAGCTCGAAAGTAAAGAGGTAAAGAAGTAATGGCACAATTGAATGCTGGCCCTATTCCGGGTGAAAACTATACCTCTGACACCAAGAACTATCCTTGGAGGCAGCCTCCTCAGTTTACTGATGTCAATGATTGCCTAGACTTTCTTGTCAGGAAGATCCACAAGATCCAGTCGGCCAACGGTATTCTCAACATGGCTGAACTAGGTATCCCGCTCTATAAGATTGCAGACATGCTTCTTACTCAGGGTGTGGGTGCTGGTCTCTGGACGGTAGACTTTACTCTACTCCTCGGTGGTCCTCTGACTCGTATGATCGAACTCATTTGTGTCGGCTTTGGTGTCGACTACACTCTGGGTATCGAAGACGACGAAGAGATTACTACTGGTGCATTCTTCAAGGGAGAACAGGACCTTCGTACACCGAATGGTGACTTCAAACTTCTTGATGAGCAGCTTCCGGATGTCAAGGCAGCCGTCGAAGAGAAGCAGGGTGCACAAGAGACTAAGCCCCTACAACAGGAAGGCTTTATGGCTATGACTGGCGGTCCTACGGGTCAGCCACAGGAAACTCCTAAGGAGCAGAAATAATCATGGAAACATTTGCATCAGGTTTTGCTCAGGGCTTTATTCGTGCCCGTGAACGGTCTGAGGATCGTGCACAAAAAGAAAAGGACAAGCAGGACGCACTTGCTCTCCAAGAGAAGATGTATCTGAGGTCTCGTGCAGATCAGAAGGCTGATACCGAAGATACCCGTAAGTATACTGCCGGTATCCGTCTTGATGATCGAGCCTATCAGGAGAAGAAGGATGCAGAGCAGCGTGCCCAACAGCTCACAGACCAAAAGACCGCCGCAGAGAACGCCCGTAAGAATGTAGACTATCAGTATACCTATCAGGGTCTACAGAACTATCGTGAGACTCGTGAAGCCGCAGTTGCCAAAGACAAAGAAATGGTCGAGTCTGCTCGTGTTCTTTCTGGTGGTGACAGTGGTCTTGCCGGTACTATCCTCAAGCTTCGTAAGTCTGGTGTGACTGTCGATAAGATCCAAGACATGATCGAAAAGAAGCAGCTTGTCAAGGATCCGAATTACGTACAGCCTACACAGGAACTCAAGCTTCCTCCGGGTGTTACTCCGGGTGCCACTGATGCACAGAATCCAATCACAGGTATGCCTGTTCCTGCCAAGAAGAAAGATCTTGGTGAAGAAATGGGTCTCGATGCTGCGACGAGAGAACGTATCAAGGGTGTCAATCCTGGTCTTCTGGAACCTGTCGAAGGTCCTGACCTCAAGGGTATCGACCTCTCTGGTACTGCCTACAAGTATCAGCCTACAGACACAATCAAGGTTGGTTCTTTGGAACAGGAACTCTCTAACCTACAGCGTGCCAATGATGGGAATGATCCAGCCGCTCGTCGTACTGCCGAGAATAACATCAAGGCTATTCAGACGGCTCGTGTCATGGAGGCAGAAGCCAAGGCTAAGGCAGAGGGTACTGGTGGTATGACCTACTTCCAAGAAACTCCAAATGGTCCTCGTCAGTTCTTCGGTCGTCAGGATGGTGAACATCTTATGGATACGACTTCTAGCCCTGATGGTAAGCCTTTGATTGTCACAGGTGGCCGTGTCATTGCTATGGATAAGCCAGATCGTGATCAGTATAACGGTCTTGTCCAGACATATGGCAAAGCCAGTACCGAATACGACAACAAGTTCGTACAGTTCGCAGGTGCACTCGATTCTGGTCAACAGATGGCTCAGTTGCTTCATGACGATCCTCGTGCCGCCTCTATGGTGTCTAAGGGTCTTGGTACTGTCATGGACCTTAAGGGTGAAGCCCAGGCTGCTATGTCTGCCATTGAAGACTTCCAGAAGCAGATTGCTGTCGTAGACAAGGATAAGAATCCAGGTCAGTACGAGGCTCTCGTCGCCAAGCAAGAAGAAGCAGTCAAGAAGTTCCTTGGTAACAGTAATAGCATTGGTGCTGGTAACGACCAGTCGGCTATCAACGCTGCCAAGTACAACGCTCTGCTCCTCTCCACAGCCAACCATCTTGCCCAGTCCATGGCGACTGACGGTAAGGTCTCTAATGCCGACTTCGATCGTGCACAGAAGATCATTGCCGATGGTAAGACTCCTGAACTGGTCCTTCCGACTATTCAGGGTATGGTCAAGGAGAGCTTCAACAAGCTTAAGTCTGAACAGTACGTCCTCGGTAAGAATGCTCAGGTCGAAGAGTTTGAACGTAGACATGCAGGTCCTGACGGTAAGCCGTTCAAGACTGGTCTTCGTCCAGAGCGTATCGAACAGAGTGTCATCAATCTGTATGGTGAGGGATCGCCTCAGCTTGAATATCTCAGGAGCCTTGACAAGCCATATGCAGCACCGGTTGAAATCCAGCCACCTGCAAATGTTCAACCTCAGGTACAGCCTGTGAACAATCAGACCTACGCTCCAGTGGTGCCTGATGCAATTAAAGATCTTAAGGCTGCCAACACCCCTGACAATCGTAAGGCTTTCGACGAAGTCTTTGGACCAGGGGCAGCTCAACGCGCACTAGAAGGAAAGTAATTAATGGCCAATCCATTCGCTAAGTATGCCCAGCCTACAGAGGCGATAGCGCCAGAGAACCCCTTTGCCAAATACGCACAACCGACTGTGACTCCTCAGGTGGAAACGCCTGAGGAACCAGCTCTTGACGGTTATGCCACTGGTACAGGGGAAATCATTCCTCCCAACTTGGCGCCTAACGGTCAGGCAGAGGGTGAGGCTATGCCTGGAACTCCTGTGTCTCAGTTGGATCATAATGCTGTCGTTCCTGCCGACGCCCCTCAGGGTGAAGACCTGAATGCCCAGTTGAATGCCGACAGAGAGGCTGGTGCCTTCGAAAGTGCTCCTGCACCTGAGGCTCTCAATCCTCTACAGAGCAACTCTGATCTCTATGGTCGTATCGAAAATGACCCTAAGTATGAGAAGCTCCGTGAGTATGAAGGTGGTATGGGACGACAGATTGCCAGTAGAACCCTTGGTGGTTTTGGTGGTGAACTCTATGACAAGGCGTTCCAGCCTGACGACATAGCGACCCTTTCGAGCCAGCGTTCCGAAGAGAAGCTCCAGAAGTTTTCTTCTACTGGTGAAGAGAGCTCTCTGTTTGGCTTCCCTATCAGGACTCAGGAGAAGCGTGAGAACAACCCTAACTACGACGCCAATCTTCCAGAGAGTGATGACAATCCTTCTATGGTGTCCACTCGTTATATCGTAGATCCTCCAGAAGCCAATGCCCTCCAGCGCATGGCCTATCAGGTTCTACAGAACGTCGCTGGTGGTGTCGGTGATTTTGTCACTGAGGGTAAGATCACTGGCGAAGGTGCCATTGGTAAGGCTCTTCCAGAGACTGTCCCGAATCATATGGGCGAGAAGTTTGCGACTGACGTTGCTACTTACGCAGTAGGTGGTGTCGCGGCAGACAAGCTTATCATGGGTGGAGGTGGTGCTCTATTCGGGAAGGTTGCCCGTGCTATCTCTCCAGAGGCTAAGACTGCCATTCGTGAGACTTACGCAAAGACACTCGCAGCCACGGGTAATGAAGCACTCGCAAAGAAGGCTTCCATCGAAGCTGCCAACGGTGTCATCGCCGGTTTCGGTCTTGGTGTCCGTTCTACTCCTGGTATGCAGACTGCGGCTACGGCTGCCCGTGTGGGTAATCTCAGTCTTGCAGAAGGTGTCGTATCCCCTGAGGATGCGTCTGGTGGTGTAATCCCGTCTTCTTACTTCGAGAAGAACTGGGGTATGTCTAAGGAACGTGCAGACGACATGTCTTTCCTTGCAGACGGTCCTCTCATGAGTGCTACCCTCTCTACCTTTGGTGCAATCCGTAACGCAGCCGTAGACAAGTTGATTACTCCTGCATTCGGTGGTCTCCGTAATATGAAGCCCATCGGTTTTGACATCAACAAAATCCCTGGGATGCGTCTCGGTGACAAGGCTGCTGGTATCAAGTTTATGACTTGGCTCGATCCGGGTATTCAGACGTCTTCTCCTGAACAGGCGATCCACCGTATGAAGCTTATGGCTGATACGGTCAACCGTCATGGTACGAAGAATATGCAGCTCATGGGTGCAGGTCGTGCAATCCCTCAGGACACGGCTTCTTCATTCAACGAAGCTGCAAAGGATTACTTCTCTATCGCATATGCCGATCAGAAGGCAATCATGAATGCTAAGGATCCTAAGGCTTTCGATAATTGGGTCGATGCCCAGGCCGCTGATGCCTCTATGAGATTGTATAAACTTCGTACTGCCATGGGTTCTGCCGGAACATCTTCTAAGGGTGTGAAGGAACTACAAGGGCTTCTTGACGATGCCACCAATAGTGTCCATAAAGACGGTCTTGTTGGTGCTCAGAAGGAGGCTGCTCAGGTGGCTGGTCAAAAGAACATCAACGACATGGAAGCACCTCAGATCGAAGCCGATGCCGCCCGTAAGGCTGCTGACGAAGCCAAGATCAAGGCTGACACTGCTATGTCTAACGACCCTGAGTTTGGTATGGAACTTCGTAAGGCTAACAACACCCTTGGTTCCAACACTGAACTCCAGAAGGTTGTGTCTGAAAACATCAATCCTAAGCTCATTGCTGCACAGACTAAACTTAAGACTGAAAGTGATGACGCATATAAGGCTATCGCAGACACTGGTGCCGAGGGTGATCCTGTATCACTCCTGCAGATCATTAAGGAGACTGGTGATGTAGGTCCGGGTGACATGCCTCTTGGTATGGGTCCACCTAGTCCTAAGACTACCCTCCATGACCCCTTCTTGAAGCAGATAGCCGAAAGTGTAGAAGCCGATCCTAGTATTGGTAACATCTACAACAACGTCCGTAATCAAATCTCTGATCAGATTTCTGCTGCACAGAAGTCAGGTGACCCTCAGGGACGTCTACAGACCCTCTATAAACTTCGTGACAACATCAACGAAACCCAGCTGGATCATGTGGCTCAGGGTGGAGACGATAACATCAAGAAGATGGTCGAAGATGCTAAGGACAAGTACGTGAAGTATCAGAACGCATTCTACGGGAACAAGAACAGTTCTTTGCAGAGTGTCGCTGATGATGGTGAGCAGATCATCCGTTCTTCGGAGTCTCGTATTCCAAGGGGCAAGGGTGACTACGACATCGGTGTGTCTCGTTATGTCAATAACAACCTGTCTACGACAGAACGTAACACATATGCGAGAGACATCGAACATGCCGCTTCTGAGGGTGGACAAGATATCCGTCCTGACATTGATAACCTCTACCTCGGTAAGGCCGTCAATAACCTCTCTGACAGTCTTGCGAAGGGTGGTGCCGAAAGCATCAGTACTCTTCGTGGTAGCCTGAGCAATATCATTGAGAACCTCGAAAGGACTAATCATCCCTCGGTCAAGGTCTTCAAGGATATGGAAGCCAAGATCAATACTCTTGGTGCAGACGCAAAGGCTAAAGATGCTGTCGCCAAGGAGATGAAAGAGGCTGCAGACGAACTCACTGCTAATGCACAACAGTCCATCTTCCATAACTTTGTGACAAAGTCCCGTAAGGGTCTTGTACCTGTCGAGGGTTCTGACGCAGGTCGCAATCTTGAACAACTCTTTGCCGGTAAAAACGGTGAGACGAAGATCAAGGGTCTTATGGATGAGGTCGACGAGATGGGTGAAAGTGGGAAGGTCATTCGTGACGCAGCCCAAGGCACCTATGTCCGTTGGCTCAAGGGTAAGATCACTGGGAACTCTAAGATGGATATGGTGGCACCTGATTTGGGTTTTGCCAAGAGATCTAATGACCGTCAGATTGACAAGATGTTTGACGACGAAGGTCATGACTTTGCCGTGATGCGTGAAGTATTCAGGGATAAGCCGGAAGTTGTGGATGCCCTTGAAGACTTGTCTGACACATACCAGCGTATCTCTAAGAAGACCCCTCAGGTCGACAAGAGTGTACTCTTTGGTAGAAGGACATTGAGGTCCGAAAATCCACAGGCCGCTGTATCTACTTTGATCCACACTCTTCTTGGCCGCCTCAATCGAAAGTCTGCTACGACTAGTAGTTTGATCACTCCAATGACTGTAGAAAGTCTTGAAGAAGTTGAAGCCAACATGAAGAGCCTTGTGAATATGATGGTTGAGGACCCTGACTTCGCGTCGGAACTCATGAAGTCTGTCACAAAGGATCAGGTATCCAAGCAACAGAGAAAGCGTGCCGGGGAGATCCTCCGTCGTGCAACATTCAGATCATACCAAAGCAATGAAGAGCGTGGGTTTATTCCTGCTGCTCGTTCTGGTGAACGTATGTTCAGTGGTGCAATGGATAGTGCCAAGGGTATCCTTGGACGATAAACAAAAAAAAAGGCCCCGTAAGGAACCTCCGCCTGTATCTTCTGATACAAGTAGAAGTCCCCTACGGGGCCTTTTGCGTTTTAGCTTAGTTCTTTAAACATCTCAAGGAAGTCGTTATAACTTTCTTT